CCGCTGCCACTGGTAGTAGTCCGGGTAAACCCCCCAAAACGCGTCAATGAACGCTTGTGCCTTGGTGCGCCGTTCCGCCTCGGGGATCTCCACCCCGCCCAGCACATCCAGTAGGGGACCCCGGCAGAGGGTGAACGCACTGCGGTTATACATCACCCCGAAGGTAACCCGCTTAGCGGCATGGCGGTCGGCATCGTCCACCGTTTCGCGGCGGAACATATACCGGGCCGTTACCGCATGCGGGTCACTGGCCAGCAAGGTCTGGGCTAGCTGCGGGTCTCCGGATAGGGCAGCGGCGACGCGCATTTCGAGCTGCTTGTAGTCAAACGCAGCGATGACATATCCCGGTCGAGCGGGGAATAGGCGTCTGGTCTCGGCAGCAAAATCCTCATCTGCAAGCAGCCGATGGGCCCCGTAATGAGGTAGCACCTGCAGCAGCGGCTTGACCACCAAACGACCAGTAGCAGTACCAGCGAGATTGAAGTCGGGATGGATGAGACCATCGGGGTCGATCTCCCTCAATAGGCCGATTACGTATGTGCGGAATAGCTTGAAGTAGATGCGGTACTGCTGCATCAACTGCCCGAACGGGTGGTCCTCGTGTCCGATCAGGAAGTCCGCGTCCACTGACCGGGGGTTCCGTTGCCGGTTCCACTTGGACGTGAATTTACGGTTAGTGGTGCCATCGGTCGGGGCCAGCCCAAGCACGTCAAACGCTAGGTGCGCCAACTGCGGGTGGCTATTCGGGTTGAAGCGGTCCTGCTTCGCAATCTTCGGGTCAAGGGGCCACCCGACCTCCCTTGCGAGACCGTCCAGCTGATCGTGGTAGTGCTGTACCTTACCGCCCCAGTTGAACTGCAGGTCATCGAACTGCGTGGTGTCTACGGGGAGTCCCCGCGCGGCGATTCGTCCGCACGTGAGGGCCAGTGGCTGTAGAACGTTCTGCACCAGCCCCATCGTACCTTCGTCACGTACCATTCCGGGTAGGAGCCGGTTGAGCTCGTAGCCATTATAAACGTCATCAACGCCGTATCGGGCAAGCTGTCGCCATTGCGCAGGAGACTGCGGACCCTTCTGGTGTCGGTACCCGGCATCCCTCAGTCCTCGTTTATAGGCGGGAGCGTTGAGCCAAGTTCGGGATAGGGGCTCAAGCCCAACGCTGCCCTGACGTTCGGAGAGGCCAAGACCGAGGAGAAGCGTATCTCGAATGTTAGCGTCGTCCGGGCAAACGGAAAGGTTGTGTCGGAAAACGCGGGTGTCATAGGTAGCGATGTTATGTCCGGTGAATCGGATCGCGGGGTGGGTGAGGAGCTTACGGAGTCCGGATCGCCCTCGCTTGGTGAGGCAGGTGACATCGATTGCACACGCCCTTCGTCCATCGTAGAATTGGATCATCAGCCACTTATCTCGTTCGGGGTGTGGCCTACCCTTGCCCTTCGGCTTGAGGCCGTTGGCGATCTCATACGGGCTCTGGAGCGTCTGCGATTCGGTGTCCACGGATACGGTATACTTTCCCTCCCGCGCTCTCCGGAGATAGTACTTGATCGCTTTGACGGCCCCTTCTTCGGTGGTAAAGAAGGTCCACCGCAGATTGCGGCGACCCGGGTCCGGGAACGGCGTTTCACCCGAAAGGAACCGCGAGGTGCGCCATATGGTGTTCGCTATCGGGGGATAGAACCCGTCGCTTCGAAGGGCCGCGGCCGGGTGCCAAGTGGAAATCGCCCACGTATCGAGATCCGGCAACCACTGCAGTACCCCTTCGGCATTGCCCAGCGTGTCGTTGGTACTGCATACCTGTGCGAATGCGGCCTTGCCCAGGGTCAGGATCAGCTTCGGGCGCCGCCTCTTGATCTCCGTGAAGAGGCGGGGCTGACAGCTGGCAAGCTCAGCTTTATTCGGCTTGATCGGGCACATTACCGCGTTCGTCAGGTAGCACTCACCGCGGTCGATTCCGTACTGAGCGAGGGTAGCGTCCAGCAGTTCACCGGACCGCCCTACGAAAGGTCGACCCGTGACTATCTCCGTGTCACCGGGACCCTCACCGACAATTACCAGCTCAGCATGCAAGGGACCCTCACCGCCGCACCAGCCACGACGAGGAGGCGGTACCCAGGGGCACCCCGCACAGCCACTACTGAGCGTTCGCTTCATGGTAACCAGTCTAACCGGTTTCTGGAAGGGGAACAAGCTTCACTGCGCGCGGGTCAACGGAGTGCTGGCACTCACACCACGACCTTCCCCGACACTGCGAATGGTATCCGCGCGCCACTTCGATAAGTAGCGTAATATCGAATAGTTGCGTGTCATCGCCAAGGCGTAGTGTCGCACCACCGGCGCGGCAGGGCGAGCATATCACTCGGCATACTCCGTTGGGTCTTCGACCCCCGCGAACTTAAACGCATCCTTTCTCGCCCGACACGAACTGCACAGGCCGCACTGCAGCTTCCCGCCGGCATAGCACGACCAGGTGTCGGTGTCCCACGGGACGCCAGCGTCTTCACCGTACTTTACGATCTCGCCCTTGGTAAAGGTGACCAGTGGCGCATAGAGCTCGATCGGGACCGGCGCATAGAGCTCGATCGGGGCCCGGGTCGCATACCCGATTAGCCGCTGGTAGGCATCCAGCCACCCGCGACTGTTGTCCGAGTACGCCTCTGCCGCCGATTCGTTGATCCCGACCACGATTCGCGAGAATTTCCCCGCTTCGGCATAGGCCAGGGCCAGAGCGACAAATACGGTATTGCGGGCCGGGACCCATTCGTGTGCGACACCGTACTGCGGACTGGTCTCGATGGTCCCGCTGGTCAACGGTGACGGGATGTTGTCCTTGAAGAAGTCCAACGGTATCCGCTTGACCACCGTTAGTCCGAGACGCTCATTGGGGCTGCGTGCGATATCCCAGCCGTTCAGCGCTAGGGCAATCGCCTTGGTCGCCGCCCACTCCTGCTCCCGCGCTTTCTGCCCGTAATCGAAGTGCAGCAATCGCATCGGTCCGGGGTGTACCTGCTGGGTCGCCCACGCGGCAACATACGAATCGAGTCCTCCACCGCAAAGGACCAGTGATGCTTCGGTCATCTAGGCCTCCTTAATCGCAGCCGGGGTTAATCAGCAGGGGAGTAAGCGAGCCGCCATCGAATTCAGCTGTCGGTGGGACCTCCTTGTAGACCCGACCCTTCTGGTCGATCCACCCGATGCGGCGCAACTGAACGGTTGCCCGCGGCACATCGTGTTCGCATTGCCGGGTATCCGTTCTGGATACGTGTGCCGCGGTGTCCCAGGACTGTCCTTCGTATAGGGTCAGGTCGGTTTGCGTCATAGCTGATATGCTCCGTTCTCGGCATAGTGTGACCAGGCCTCGAGTGACTCGAAGAGCACCTTTGGATCGAAGCCGGCTGGCGGATCGTATCCGAAATACTTGACGCTGCCGCCCAGCGATTCCCGCCCGGGGTACGGCACCGTTACCGGCGCGGGAGGGAACAGCGGATCACCGTTAAGGGCCCAAACGGCGAACTTCGAGGTGTCCGCGGAGGTGACGTGCCGGAAGATCGGTGACCGCAGTTCGTATGCCTGCTCGCTCACCCCGAGTAGGTGCACGTTCCGCTGGTTGATCCCCGGTTCGGTCTGCAGTATGCGAATCCGCCGTATGCGCCGCTCAAAGGCCAGCTGGTCGTTTTCGAGTCGCCGCTCCAACGACACCCCGAACCAGTCAATCACCGGGTCACGAAGGGCATACAACTGCCGGACACAGGCCAGGAAATCGGAGTGCTCCACCCCGTGCGGAACGGCCATCAGGTACGAGTCCGGTGAAAGGGCGTGAGCGCGGGGGGAGCAGACCTTGGCTAGGGCAACGGTCTGTTCCCAGTCATCTATTACGTCCGGAAGGTTAATCACCGTTGGGTGCAGAAGCTGAATCGCCATCGACCACTCGTCAAGATTAAGCGGCTCGTTCTCGTGCACCGGGTTGTCGAGGATTACGAGCTTCCCCGCGGCTACCTGCTGCCGGTGGAATTCGGCATAGAACTCGTCCCGGACGATCAGGTTGCTCAGGCACAGGAACGCGTCCTGGTGGTACGTGTGCGGCAAGAGCGCCGTGGGCACGATATGGGCCAACTTCATCGAGCTAACTCCCTAGCGAGACAAGGGTAAGGAACTCCGCGCGGGTGGACGCACTGGTCTGGTGCAGTCCCCGGACGGCTGAGGTGGTGGTAAGGGCACCGGGATCGCTCACCCCGCGGATAGACATGCACCCGTGCTGAGCGCGGATGACGACCATGCAGCCCTTCGGTTTCAGATACATCTCGAGGGCATCTGCGATCTGGTCCGTGACGCGTTCCTGAACGGTAAGCTGGTGTGCGTAGTGGTCGACCAGCTTTACGAGCTTGGATAGGCCGCAGATGTTCGCATCGGGAAGGTAGCCCACATACGCCACCCCTTCCACCGGCAGGAGGTGGTGTGCGCACATCGACACATAGCGAACCGGACCGACCTGCACCAGTGACGAATACGCGTCCGTGAAGGTGACGTCCAGTATGTCGGACACCCCCGCGTCCGATACCCGTTGGAAGCGGGATAGCGATTCCGCGACCCTTTGCGGGGTACGGAGGAAGTGCTGGCTGTCACCGTCAACGGCATAGCCGAGCTGAGCGAGAATCTCGATTACGGCAGCTTCCAGCGGTTCATTACGTACCACGGTATCACGTTCCTCGCGTATCGCCGAATGCTAGTATTTGTAGCCGAGAGGTGATGTTCCAGCCACGGCTAACTGCCCACGGAGTCCATACCTGCAACCCGTGTTCGATCTCTGCGGTAGTGGTGCCCACCGGCATCAGCCATACCCGGTAGTCCGGAATGCCGTACCCCTTGAGGATGGTCTCTATCTCCTCGAGTTGGCTTAGCTGGGTCGCGGTCTCTCCGTCCTCCACCACGAACTTAAACACCGCCCGTGGTGCCGATTGCAGGATACCCAGCGCGGGGGTGCGCCGCAGTTCCAGTTCGTTACCTGAGTGCTTGAGCTTCGGTGACACGTTGAAGGTCACGTTCTCAAACGCGAGCAGTTCACCTGGGTCGAGGGTTCCCGCTGTCTCGATCTCAAACGCGAATCGCCTCTGCGGGTAATCATTGCACGCCGAGATCAGCTTCGCAACCGGTTCCAGCTGGAGGAGTGGCTCACCCCCGGTAATCACGACCAAGCGGCATTCCGACTTGAAGATCTGGTCGGTGGCCTCGTAGAGGCTCATCCGCTTGAGCTCAGTGCGGGGATCGAATGGCGCCAGGGACTTGTCGTGCATCGCAACGTGCCGGTCGTCAAAGACCCACGTATAACCCGAGTCGCACCACTTACAGTGCAGGTTGCACCCGCCAAGGCGAATGAAGAACGCGGGTACTCCGGAGCTCGGCCCTTCGCCCTGCACCGTTTTGAATGTCTCCGAGACGAGCAGCCAATCCCGAGGCTTGAGCTCGGTCATAGTGGCGCATCCTCATCGATCGGTCGAGGCGGGATTCTAACCGGCATATCCGGAAGATCGGGGGCCGGGTAGTAGAGATTCCGCTCATCGGGGTGGCGCTTTTCGATCGGCTCGAGCCGTCCGAGGATATCGGTGAGGCACTGGGTGCCGATTTCCGCTGGTAGTCCGTCACCGGACCAGGTACCCGAGTTGACCGGGGTCTCTTCGACCTGTACCCCGATCGAGAATACGAGCGGAATGGCGAGCGCGGTCTGGGCCCACTGCCCGATCCACATCGCAATGTTCTCCGTGGTCGGGTCCCCTTCGCACGCGCGTAGCCCGGGTATCCGGTAAACGAGCCCGCTCGAACTTCCACCGCCGCCTCCTCCCGCGACGACATTGGCAGAACCGCTTGCACCGAAGGTCGTGTTTCCTCCCGCCCCCGCGCTATCCCCGAAGAGCGGTTGTGCGAACGGGTCGACCTTGTTCAGTAGGCACTGGTGGTCGAGGTAGTGGTCGATGAAGCCACGGAACTCGCGCTTGAGGTGACCGAACTCGATGCTGGCTAGTAGGCCGTTCTCGTCCACCTCACCCGTCAGGGTCAGCCGAATCTTGAGGCCGTGTCCGTGAATCCGGGCGCACTTGCCGGGGGTCAGGAATAGCCGGTGGGCTACCTCTGCGGTATGGCTTACGGCGATGGTCCTTGTCGGTTGCAATGCGTTTCCTCTCGCGGTATGACAGCGCATGCGCTGCCGCTGACCTTTCATCTTTGCGCCGGATCTCGGGTGGCACATTCCGTACATTCGCCAAGCGGGCCTGCTGCGGGACCCGCTGGACCTCCACCCCGGCCTCTCGGCACCGGTTATCGAGATAGCCAAGCACCTCAATGGTGCGCTGGATGTATTCGTCACGCCGACCACTCCCGAGCATGTCTTCGAGAATGACAATCGCCACTCCGTCTCGGGCATACAACGCAATGAACTCCCAGATCACCACCGGATCATCGGACTCGCCCCAGAACTCGAATTCACCGGTAGTATCGTCAAGCACCGCGATACCGGTAAAGTTCGCACCCGGGTCAACTCCGATAATCCGCATCTTCCCTCCCAGCGCGGGGAGGACCGTCCCCGTTCACCGAGTTGAAACGGTCCTCCCCGGCCTAGCAACCCTCGGAGCGGGTAAAGGGTTGCCGTCCTTGGGGCTAGGCGTCGTCACCCCATTCGGCCTCGGAGCCGTCCTCGTTGAGGATCTCCACGATTCGGTTGGTCTTCCGCTTCTTGTCCCGGTAGTGCGGCTCCTGGGTGACCCGGGCCATGACATCGACACCGACCAGGTCCGCCTCGTCAAACTCGAAGTCCCCTTCGGGAAGTTCGAACCCCAGCGTGACGAGAAGCCGCTTGAGCCGCCATAGGGACTGGTCCTGCAGGGACGTGGACCACGGCATGTTGCGGCCCTCATCCCCTACGGAGAGGGAGAGGTAGAGCGTTGGCTCACCCGATGCCTTCGAGTCGTGGATGTCGGCCTTCGTGATGACTGCCGGGTAGTCATCGGCTTCCAGTGGCGGGCGTCCTTGCGTGCTGACCCCGGTGAGGTCAATTACGAGCGGCATTCGTGCCTCCTTACCTTAGGGGCGGTATGGCCCCTGCGACCTTGGTGGGCGGTCGCGGCCCAGGTAGATCAATCCTATCCGTCAGCGGGTTGAGTGTCAAGGGGTGGTGCAATTGCTTTGTCGACATTAGCCTCGATCATCTTCTCGAGCTTCTCGGTAAGCTGGTCGTCCGTGGGTGGCTGCCACACTTCGTAACGAACTCGGCCCTTCCGGATCGCATCCCGGAGTGCCTTCTCCCGCGGGTTCGTTACCCGCCGGGTACGGCCGGTTGAGGTGGTCTTAACTTCCAAGAACACGACCGAGATCTCCCCGCCGGACTCCAGCCCGTCAAAGACCAGATAATCGAAGATCTCACCTATGTGACGACATTCCTTCAACGGGTACGGAAAGCCCGGAACCAAAGGGCCGATATGCTCCATAACTTTGGCGAGGAGTGCACCGCGGGAGAGCCGATTCGACACCTGCCGATCGGTACGCTTATGCTCCTGGAACTCAGCTACCAGCTCAGCGCGAGCGGCCGCAACTCTGGTCTCGATCTCCTCCTCGGCTTTCTTGACCATCCGGTCAAGCGCCTCACCGTTCTCCCGCTGGGCGGTCTCGAGAGACTTGGAGAGTTCCGCGATGGTCTGGTCCTTGACGGTAAGAGCGATTGTCGTTTCCGGGGGGATCGCGTAGATCATTTGCGGCTTGGCCGTTGGGCGCCGATACAGCGACCAGAGCAGTATCCCGATAATCCCGACCAGGATCACTATTGCCGCGATTGAGAAGGGCACGTAGTTCCTCCAGTTCCGAGTGGTGCCGGTCGTGCGTATCCGCGTGGCGATATTCCACTATTGCTCCGCAGCTCGTACACGACAAAATGTCGCCACGTACCTGGTCACCCAGCCTTGCTGGTTCGTAGTGAGGTTTGCTTACCCGCGTCATACTTGGCTACCCCGCGTAGGTGGTCGATAAGGCGCCCTAGGTCCGGTTGGTCGATCTCCGTGGACACCGCGTTGTCGTCCGGTGGCTGGTGTACCTTCGCGATAACGCGCTGGGTGTTGTGCAGGTAGAGCCGTCGCTTTCCTCCGGTGCGCTCCTCGAGATACCCGATCGTGGCGTGGTACTGGTAAATGGTCTTGAGCACCCCGGGTGTCGCATCGGGTCGGAGGTACAACCGGGCCTGGTCTCCTTGCCCTTCGACAACGTCCTCCGCGTGCCACGACCAGATGATGTTCACCCCGGACTCCTGCGAGTACATCGCGAAGTCCATTATCAGCGCGTTGACCATGTCGTTCGCTTCCCCGTACACCTGCCGGGGATCACGCCGATCCGATCCCTTGGCCCGGACGTATCGCAGGGCCTGCCGATAGAGGTTGTTCCCGGTGTCAAACCCGATGGTCTTGAACGGGTGCTTGCCAGTGAGAACGCGGGAGGTGAAGGCGTCAATCCGATCCCACGTCAAACGGCCTTTCCGGGGCCACACCTCCAGATCGGTGTGCGCCTTGAGGCTCTGAATGTCCGGGTCGAAGTTCAGTATCAGCAGGGGCGATCCGCTCGCGGCCTTTACCGCGCTGGTGATAAGGGTGGTCTTCCCGCACCCCGCGTATCCGAAGAGTGCCATGTTTGCTCCGTGGCCACCCTCCGCGGTTGCTATCTCACCGGGCGAACCCCACGGCGTTTCGCTGTTTCCGGTAGGCCGGGTTTCGCTATTGTCGGCGGAGCGGCGGGCGGGTTTGGTTCGTTCCATTCGAGAACTCTCCTGGTGTCTGTAGCTTTCCGGAATGTAGACCGTACACCTTGCTCCCTTCTCGGTCACACGGGCAAGGACGGCACTTGCAGCCTCCCGGACCAAGACAGCAGCCTAGGATGCACATGCATAGCCCGTTCGCACTCGAGAAGTGCGGGAACGTGCCGGAATCTACGTGGCGGGATGGTGGCACTTCACGTCGCTGAGCCATGCTCCTTCTTGCCTGTTCGCGGATACGCGTCGAGTGACCGCCCCCGGTTGCGTGCGGTCCGACATGCAGCGAATCTGATGTTCTTACGGCCATATCCGTTCCGTTCGTGGAGGGAACCCCCGCCACCGCTTTTCGACACCCATTCGGGATTGACAGTGGTCGGGGGCTCCTTGGGTCTTAGGGTATCCGATTTACTATGCCCCGGTCAAGGCTGAATTCTATTCCGTATTCCGCATCGTAATGCAGCCCGGTATGGTTGCGCGGGAGGTCACATGATACCTCTCCGGCATAGATCATGGCCAGACAATCGACAAGTGGGTCCTTCACCAGCTTAGGGCGGATCGGGCTTGGGCTTCCGTCCTGACTTGTCACGTTCACCTCGCTCCTCCGCAATACGGGCCTGCTTGTCTTTCTCGGCTTGCTTACGGTCGCTGGCGTTGGCACCGCGATCCCGGACCTTGTGTCCGCCACCGTGCTTACCGGTACTGCCCTTCTTCGTCATGTGTCCCGAGCGGGACTCGAACCCGCACTTAAGCCGTTTTTAAGGCGGCTGCCTCTAGCTCCGAATTTGGGCTATCGGGACTCCGAGTTAATTCGTCCGAGCCAGATCGAAGAGACGCTTGGTCCACCGGGCGGGGAGTGGATAGTTCCCGGTGGCGAATGCCGTGGCGTCAAACTGTTCCCGCTCGCTCAGCCCCCCGCGCTTGGGGTATGCGCTCATCGGCTTACCAGTGCGGCGCATCCATACGACAGCTGTGCGAATCCGTGAAATAGTTTCCATGCTGGTATCCATTCCTGCACCATATCATCCCTGGTGATTGGTCCCTGCCTTGCCCGACCTTACCCGGTCCGTGTACCTAAGGTAGATTCTGGTGGAATGGTCTTGGCTCGGGCGGACAGAAACCCGGTACCATAGAGCTCTCCTCGGAGTATGCGCAGATTGCCGTTATAGCCACGGTCAATCGCATCGCGGGCAATCTCGGCTGCGCGGATCGGCCGGAACCCGATGGCCACGAGATCCGCCATTATCTCGAAGATACGCACTTCGTCCCGGGTGAAGTCACGGTCGTGCCCGGAGCCACCGGGATTGACGGCACGAATCCACCCTTTCCTCGACCAATGGTCATACTGCCTGTACGACACCCCGTAGGATAGGTGGTCAATTTTCACGGGGTATCCAAACGGTCATCTCCATCGTCGCGGGGACCGGAAGATCGGCCGGATCGACATACGGCTCCACTGCCATCTCCGTCTCGAAGCGGTAGAGCTGGTTCGCGAACTCGTTCCAGTCCGTCGCGGTGGAGTACATCGGAACGGGACCCCGGTCCGTGAGCACGGTGTGCAGGAAGTATGGTCGGACGGGCGGCTCGTAGTCCTCCACCGATTCAAGCTCACGGTCTTCCGTGCAGACCACCGTTTCGGTCAGTGGCGGTTCGACATCATAGAGCAGCCCGTCAAGTGGGCCGCCCAAGAATAGTAGCTGCATCTCGGAGGTCCTCCTCTCGGCATGAGTAGATCTCGAATAGGGTGCGGGTGCCGATCACCACTGTGCCGATGCGGCAGTAACGGTAGGAAGCGGGAATCGGTACCGCGGTCTTATCATCCGTAATCGAGAAGTCCAGTTTGTATCCCGTTGGCTCCTCGACCATTACGATCAGCGGTATCGGACCTTCCCACTTGCCGAACTGTTCGTGGTTCGGACCGCCCAGGAATAGCACCCGGGTGGGCGGCTCGCTCATAGCACCTCCAAGACCTCTCCGTTGGTCAGCATGCGACCGGTCAACATTAGCCGCCATGCAGTACGGTGCATCTGGTTGTCTTCGCGTATCTCGACACCAAGCACCTTCATCGGGCCGATCCGCGATAGGCTCTGGTCGGCGAGAAAACGATCTGCGGGCCAGCTGCGCCAGTAAACGCGCAACGCGTACGGGTGGATGTCGACCCACGCGTAATCGGTAGGGAAGCCCTTGCCGTTCTCCTTCTCCCACGCCGCAATCGCTTCGTGGACCCGACCGAAGAACTGCGTCATATCCCACTCGGTGAGGTACGTGATGATCTGACCGACCAGGACGTCCTCACGCAGACCCGGTACCGATTCCAGCTTGGTACCGTTCCGGAACAGCGCGTGTCCTAGTGCGTCACGGCTTAGAGCCATCGTCATCACCTCCGGTAACGAGTGTTTCACCGTGCTCAGCGATCTCGTTAAGCATATCGTCCTGTGTCTTACCGTAGTGGATAACCACGGTCATCCGCGGGAACCCCAGGGCGACCATTCGTTCCGGCGGTACACGAATCGGCTCGCCAGCGACCAGCCGGGTAATGTTTTCGCCATCGAGTCCCAGGTACAGTGCGTTACGCAGCTTTCCGGTAATCATCCATGTCCTTTCGGGTGAGTGCCTTGTCGGCACTGGCACTTCGGATTGTCGCACCGTTCATGCTCTCCGCGCCGACACCATTCCGTCACGAGCGCCATAGCCAACTCCGTTTGGGTCCGTACCGCTTCTTAGGCATGCTTGTTCCCTTCCTCGATGACATATCCCGCCTCGCTGACGCGGTCGTACCAGCGGGGCCATTCCTTCTCGTCCGTGTCGTACAGGAAGTCGTTGCCCTCGGAATAGGCCAGGTACTGCCCGGGCTCGACCGCCTGGTATTCAATCGTTGACGGGTGGTCATCGTTGTACTTCAGGTAACGGACCAGCAGTATCGGTCCACTCGGGAACGGGACCTCGATCAGCTCGGCATTCCGATCGCACATCTTCGCCACTATCCAGAGGTCGAGCTTGTTCTCGCCCGGGTTGTACCGGGCCGCGTACTGGTCCTCGTGGGTCTGCACGCTTCTCGGTTTGCGCCGATATCGCTCAACGGCCATTACGCACCTACCAGAGTGAGTTCCGTGCGTGCTCTGGTAATGGCTGTGTAGAGCCAACGGGCGTGGTACTCATCCGTGGCACTCGGCATGCGTTCTTCGATAACCACCACCCGATCGGCTTCCGAGCCTTGGGCTTTGTGCGCAGTGAGACAATAGCCATAATCCCATAGGCCCAGCCGCCGGTTCACCTCGGTACCGGTCTTCGGCTGACCGAACTGGTCGAGGGACACCAGGCCCTCGTAGATGAAGTCCTCCCCGAAGACCTCAATCTCCGCCCACGGTGCCATCGGGTTAGCGGAATCGAACTCCTGCACCCTCCCGCGCATTCCGTTGAAGACACCCCGCTCGTAGTCATTCCGGAGGCAGATCACCACGTCACCCTTCTGCGGCTCGCCACTCCGGTTACACTGCCTCCGCAGTTGCTCGTTGATCGCGTTGCGGGTCTTGTTGTACCCGACAATGAGCATCTGGTCCTCCGAGTCGGGATCAAGCTCGACCCTTCCGAGCTGGGTATGCGGGACCTTCACGACACCGGGTCCGTACTCTCCGAATGGGATATGTCCTTGTTCCCGGGCCAGCATGCTCATCTTGATGATTGGCGATCCCGCCAATTGGCGGACAATCGTCTCGAGCTTAATCTCGGGATCGCGCATGAGGTTAAACTCCGATTTCACGGGCGGCAATTGACCGTGGTCGCCAACCGCTAGGACTGGAACGCCATACTTCGTGAGGTCCTTCCAGATTTTGTCGGAGACCATTGACGCTTCATCGACAATGACCAGGTCGATTCCGTCCAGCGGGTTCAGGTTCTGCAGCCAATCGAGCTTGCGCACCGCGGTACATGGCGGAGGAAGTGGCTTGTCGATCAGCTCTCCGTCCTTATCCCGCCGGATGGCCGTGGCCTTCGGCATGTGCTTGGTGCAGTATGCGCGCTGCGCCGTTGACCCGGGCCGAGCCTGGCCCAGGTTCGCGGGGAGGGAGAGGTCCTCACCCGACACCTTACAGACCGCCCGCTGGGTCGGGGTGTACAGGAGGCGATGGAGCGTTGATATATCGGTACCGGGCGGGAGTTTGGTGCGCAACACGGATACCGCCTTGCCGGTATAGCTTGCGTACACGATTCGGCAGCGGGATGGAAGACGTCGCTTAACCTGGCCCAACAGAGTTGTCTTCCCCGTCCCCGCGTACCCGCCGAGGGTCAAGGTCTTACCGCCATCGGAATACCACGTGAGGATGGCATCGAGGGCCGTTCGCTGATCTGGTGTCGGTGTTAGTGACACGAGCTTGGCTCCCTGTCGTTGTTTGTCGATTACGGACCGGCCCCGGGATCGTTTGGGGGCCTGCCGGGGCGGGGGTAGTATCCCCAGCGGCGATGCGATCCACGGGGCCGGCCAACCTCAAGCATAAGCCATAACTACATGCTTGTCAAAGCTCATGTCGGTACCGTGGTAGGCGTATCGATCGGGGTAGGTACATCGGTAGGGGTATCCGTTGGCGAGGTAGCAACCGGGGTGGTATCGGTCGGGGTGGGAGTGTCCGTTGGCGGTGGGACGGTGGTTGGAGTGGGGGTCGGGGTAGGAGCAGGAGTGGGAACCGGTGTCGGGGTTGGAGTGGGTGCTGGTGCGGTTGTGCTGGGAGGTGGTGCCGGAGCAACCGAACTGG